TCTATCTAAATTATTATAAAAAACGCCATTATTAGCCTTAACTACCATATTAGAAACAGATTCTACATCCATACCAAATATAACTATATTAGATTGTGTAAGATTAATTAAATCATCGGGAGTGCCATCAATAGCATAACTATACCCCTTAATCGGAACTAAATGTAAAGGTGTATCCCAGTTAAAATAAACAGTATTATCTGGCTGATATGTGCTATCAGTTATTTCTGCACCATCTTTTTCCTCGTAACATTTCAAGTTTAAAATAGAAAAGACATCTAAATTCAAATAACATTCTAAATAAAAATCTGTTTCAGATAATATTAATCCACTGGCAGTTTTAAACTCGTAGTATATTCGTTTTGTTCCAGTTCCTGCGACAACATCCCACTCCTTTTCACCATCGCCAACATTTTCCCAAGAAGACCAAGTTCCACCAATTTCATTTTTAAATCTCCACTGATAATAAGATAAGGTTGTGATAATATGAATTGTCTGCTCTGGTATATAGTAGCCCTCTTGGATATAAATATCGCTTTTTTCAAATTTGCTCAAATTAGTCGAATATCTAATATCAGTGTTTATATTTTTATATTCTGGAACCAAAAATCTAATATCACCATTAATATGAGTAAAAGCATCGCCCCTAATATAAGCATCTGATAAAATAGTTTTATCTCTTTTAGCAGCAATATGAGCATTAGATAATAGTGGCTTGGATAAAGTAAAAGCAATTACAGCATCTGACTTTATGGATTTTACCCCAGTCCCAGGCAAGATAATTTTCGCATCTGATAAAATTGTTGCTTGTAAATCAACTACTTTGATATTTGCGTCGGAAGGTAGAGTTATATTTTTCTCTGCTAAAATACTCGCATCTGATAAAATAGTTTGGTCATACTGGTCTGATATTATAGCATCCGATAAAATAGTTTTTTGTTCTGTTCCAGATATAGTAGCATCCGACAATATAGTTTTCTGGTCAGTAACCGCCTGCTGCATATAGATTTTGAAATACATATCATATGGGTCAACATGCCAAGATACTTCTCCATCGGTGCTATAAACATAATTCCCATCGGTGTAGACATCAGTATTTTGATAAAATATAGCACATCCACCATCGGCAGATATTCTTCTTACTACTATGCTGTAATAATTATCGGCAACAATATTCTCGGCTGGAATAGATAAATCAATAGTAAACTCTGTGCCAGAAACACCAATAACTAAATCAGAGTTCGTAAAAGTTCCAGAACCTAATACAGTAGTCCCTGGTTTAGAATGGGTTTCAATAGTATTTCTTATCTCGACAATAAAATCGCCAGCAGAATAACCAGCTTTATAGCCCCATAATTTAATCCTTCTAAGATTACCACTAATTCCAGCTTTAAAAGTTTGGGCTACTCTAAAATCTAATGTATTAATTATCTGATAGGAATTTTGTTGGGCTTGCTCTTGGTCTATTATAATAGCTGGTTCAATATAGGCATCCGAGGTAATCAATTTTTGCAAGACACCTATTATATTAAACTTCCTATAAATAGCCCCAGAAGAAGCAACTACAGTATTAAATTTACGAGTATTTGCTGCCATTAATATTCCTTAACTAGTAGATTGGTATGTAACTAATACTTTATTATCATCTAATGGAGCTTTGAGTTCTGGAACCATTAGAAGCCCATCATTGTCCGAAGATATTTTCACAGGAGAACCCCAAGAAGATTCGGATATATCATATTTAATGGAATAGGCTTCATCATCAGAAGTGTTAGTATATACAAAGTAAATATCATTAAGCCCATCAATAGTCATAAAACAGGTCGAAGGAGTAAGTCCTAAATTGTAATTAGCATTATCTATTTCTATCGTTGAAAGGTCATTACTTACTTTAAAAATGTGTAAATAATTTGAATAAACACATCCTAATACTATTTTATCTTGATAGTCACAGATAATGTTGGCAAAATCATAAACTTGGTCATCTATTCCTAAAACTTTAAAAGTAGTTGTTCCAAATTTCTTTATACAATTAAAACTGCCTCCAGATATTGCCATTCCATTAAAAAATTTATTTCCATTAGAATCTATACAAAATCCATAGCCTCTATTACCACCATATTGAACATTACTACTTTCTTCATCTGAAAAACTACCAGCTAAGTTTATAGTTTTAAGATAAACTAATTCATCATCAGTTCTTCCATATCCTATTTTTAATTTGCTATTATAATTATCCCATCTAACTTCTATTCTAACAGCATTAGCCATACTTAAACTATCTGCATCTAAATCTATTGAACCAACATCTGTAGCAGTATTAATTACATATCCATATATATCATCGGCTTTAGTTAAAGTAATATAAATTTTATCTTGCCCATCCAAATTAATAATTTGAAATGTATCCATAGGAAATGGTGTACCAGTAAAATCTGCATCAGTTAAAGTTTTTTTATTAACCCAACTAACTCCATCATTCTCACTTTTATGTATTTCTATATTACCACTTAAATTTTTAAAAACAGTCTTTTACTACCTCCTAAATTATTGTGTTAAATAACTAAATTGCCATTATCATCAATTTGAATTAGTTTCTTAAAATTTTTTCCTGCTAAATTATTATATTGATATCCCAGAAAATAAAACACAGTTGTATTTAAAGTTTTTCCAGTTTGGGTTATCTCTTTTGTAATTCTTCTAAAATAAATAAGCCGATTCTTACTACCCGAATTAGATAGAAGCTCGGCTTGTGGTATTTGAATATTATTTATATAAATTACGCCCAATTTCAAATCTAAAGTAAGGCGTAAAGATTTTTCAGTATGAAAAAGTATAAATTTGACTAAATCGTTCTGCCTATTTAAGACACCACGAAATAAATTCTCTTTACCATTATCAAATTGTTTCAACTGACTGCCATCAGAGAATTGTGCCAGCCAGTGAATTTTTAAATCGGCCATTGTATTAGCCTCCCATTTTTATTAAATCACAGTTTTATCCAACTCTAATAATACCAATAAGTTAAACCTCATCCCATTGCGCAAGTAGGGTTTTCTGATTCGTGGCTCCCGCTGGCGTAGCTGCGGTAGTCTGTAACTGTTGCACTATATACTCGGTATAATTATCCCCAGGACCACTGATAGTTAATGCTACACCGTCGCTTGCATGTATAACTGTAGAACCCGCCTCATCTACTCCTATCAAAGCACCGCCTGTATCTGTATTAACTGGTGCAACCCAAGTATTGGTTACCCTAATTTTTATAGCTTCACCAGTTTTATATCCGCCAGCAGATTTCCAGTATTTCATATTACTAATAGTTGTGTATGTTCCACTAAATTTTATCCGCAGATATTTTTCATACGAATTCTCATTAGCAGTAACAGGATAACTCGAAACAGGTGATAACTCGTGGTCATCTACATTACCAAAATTCAAATTAGCAATATCATCAGTAACTACTTCACCAGCAACATCATTCGATTCCGAAAAAACAACTGTAGCTCCCATTTTTTACTCGCCTCCTTTCCAACCATTTAAAATAGGTCGCCCATAGAATTCTTTTCCTCTTGGGCAATCATATTTTTTGATATCTCCATATTTATATTTTCCATCAATTATCTCAATATTTATTTCGTAGGCTGTTACCAAATTTCCTTTCGAGCCTACAACAAAAACTTTTGCTATTTTATTTGCCATTTTAAAATTGCCATAAATATCTAATACATATTCAGTAATAATAATATACTCGTCAAACTCCTTTAAAATAATTAATCTATCAGGTAATTGAAATTCTACTTTTCTAATCGGCTTATCTGGAACCTTTCGCCAATCCAAATTTTCAATAAGATTGGTATTCTCATAAACTGAATTATCTGCAAAATATACCTTATAAGCCATTTTAAATTACCGCAAATCTTATCGTTATCACTGGTGTTTCAACAAAAGGTGTTAAAAAAGCTGCTGAAATATCCCAGTGTAGATTAAAATAAAGGTTGCCCCCACCACCTGGCACTGCTGCCCCATTATTCAACCCAACTACTTTAATACCAGCAACTCGGCTTCCAACCCAATTAGCTCCTGGGGCACCAAAAGTGGTAGATTTACCTTTCAACATACTATTATTCGGGTTTCCCTTACCTAAACAATTCAAATCAGCAGATGCATGGGCACTTGTATTCCAAGCCTCAAGTGTTGGTTCAGTAACTGTAGCACCATCAAAATAGGCATTGAAAACATATCTATAATTGCCACTATTAGCCATAAAAATTTCCTTCAATTCTGCCCCCACATCTGAAACATCTAATAAAAAAGTATGAGGAATTTCCTGCTCACCCGAAGCAAATTGCATAGAAGCACTGGTTAGTTCTAAATCAGTCGGTGTTTCCTTACCATCAGCAACTTCCGAACTTCCCTTAGAAAAAATAAGTTTATCAGCAACTAAATCCATTTGAACATAATCTGCTTCATGCCCAGGATACTCGTTGTCATTATTTGTTATATTGGCTCTGATGATACAGGTAGTAGCCATTATTCCGCACTCCTTCTAAATGATACTGTAAAAGTCGTAAAATTTTTATAATCTCCACCAGGTGCTATACTCTCAAAAAATGTATCTGTATAATCGATTCCATTGACAGACAATGTAGATGAGCCAGAACCAAAAGATAATGGTAAATCTTTAAAATATTGTTCAAAATTGGCTCTCGTAGTTTTTATCGCATAGGCGTGAACAGTTAGAGACTGCTCTCCACCACCTCGTCGACGAACTATGCAACCATCTGCTCGTGGTATTTTTTTAATCTCTAAAACATTTGAATAACTAATTTCCAACCATGCAAAATCGCCAATATATGTTCCAGCAAAAGAAGCATTAGGAGTCATTTAGTCCACCTGCCCAGGTAATTGGCTTCCAATGTAGTGTCCACTTTCTCTCTCTATTCCTTTCATTTCCTTAGTAATATTTTTTAATTGGTCTATGATAATCTTATATTTACCAACTATATCTTTCTCATTTTCTACAACAGTTGTCCAACCCTCTGCCTCAAGTTGAGCAATTTCAGCTAAGTGAGCCGCATGCTCTTCCTGTAATCTGGCAAGTTCGGATTGTCCACCAGTTGCTGCACGAATCGCATCTTCTATCGCTGCCTGTTCTCGTAAAGCCTCTATATCTAATCCAGTAATTGCTGGCTCACCAGCTCGTGGTCTTTCTGTTACTGGGGCACCTCTTCTTGCCCTTTCTTGTGCAAGCATATCTTCAACATATTTATATTTAAACCTGGCGGCTTCTAACTCTTTAGCACCAAATTCCTTTAATTCTTTGAGACCCATCATTTCAGATAGTTTCTGTATACGTCCTCCAGTTAATTTACTCAATAAAGTTTGTAATGGGCTAAGGACATAATCAAATATAATTTCTGCTATCTGATAAGCACCATTTCTAATATGTGCCACAAATATATCCCACCTAGCCATTATTTTGGTAATTATCTCTGTCCATGCCTCGCCATAGGTTGTGGTAGCATCTGTCCATAATTTCATATCACTAATCCACTTACCTATATTCCATCCTGCAATCACAGCACCTACGGCTCCCAAAACCCAAACTAATCCCATTGCTGTAATTTTTAATATTCCCAGCACTTTCGCATAAACTAAACTCTTCGTAATCGCTGCTGCTATATGTATATGAACCAATGAGCCTATAACAGAACTCAATGTAATGAAAAGCAATATAAGTGGTGTCAAACCACCAGTCAACCATAAAAAAGCAGTAGTAACACCAGTAACTTTGGCTGTGAGAGTTTTAGCATCATCAGAAAGTGTGCTCCACCAATTAATTAGCTTTGATATTGATTTAATAGCAACATTAATTCCTAATGGTAAAGATTCCATAATCCCTTCTACAGCAATTCTAACAAAATCAATCACTGTTTCTTTGGCTCTATCAATTTTCTCTCTAATCATATCAAAAAAGCCCACTATTTTTTCTGGAGTCAATGCTTCTATAAACTCAACTATTCGCTTCTGCATTTCTTTAAAGGTAATACCATATCTTTCCAATAAACCTAAAATTCCTTTAACCACACTTTGAAAAGTTCCATTTTCTTTAATAGCACTAGTAACTGCTACAATAAGATTTCTTAATGAAAATGTTGCATCAGTCAGTGGTTCTGAATATGAGCTATAAATTGTTTCGCCCAGTAATTTTATAGATGCAGTTAAGTCTCTAACCCTGCCACGAAAAGTTGTTCTCATTTGCTGTGACATACTGTTAGCAGCACCTTCTGATTTTTCCAAAGCAGCAGTAAAATCTTTCAAAGTAGTCGGACCCATCTTTCTCAATATTTCCATTGCTGTAGCAGCACGCCGACCAAATAATTTGAATATATGAGTTGTTTTTACATTGCTTCTACCTAAATCCTGCAAAATCTTATCGAAATCTCTAAGATTCCCTGCCGAATCTACAAATTCTATTCCAAGTTCTTTTAAAAGTTTTTGCTCACCTTGAGTTGGGGCAAGCATTTTTGCGATAGATGCTCTAAGACCAGTGGCTGCTCTACTACCTTTTAGACCAGCATTAGCTAACATCATAATTGCTGCACCAGTTTCCTCTATGCTCCAACCAACCGATGTAGCCAGTGGTGCTATATATGATAAAGTTTCTGCTAAATCCTGCATGACAGCATTACTGCTTGTTACAATGGTTGCCATAACATCTGCTAAATGCCCAGCCTCATCTGCTGCCAAACCAAAACCATATAATGCTGAAACAACCATATCTGCACTTTCGGCCATTTCTATATTAGTTCCAATTGCCAACTCCAAAATTGGAGTAATAGAATCAAAAATCTGACCAACAGTAAAACCTGCTCGTGCCAATATCTGCATACCCTCGGCTGCTTGTGTTGCACTAAATAAAGTGTCTCTTCCTAACTCCCTAGCTCTCTCAGTTAGTAATAATATATCTTCGGCAGCAACTTCGGCACCTTTACCTATCATAATAAAGGTTCTTCTCATTGCGTCTTCAAAAGCAGCTCCTTCAATGGTCGCACCGACTAAAACTCCAGTAACTCCTATTAAACTGGCTTGAAATGCTCGTAAACCGATAGCAGATATTTTCTTGAAAGCATTATTAATACCAGAAGTTAGACCAATTGATAGCAAAGAAAAGTCACGAATTAAGGATGAAGCACTTGCCAAACCTGCCCTTATATGACTTACATCCGCAGTTATGTCAACTTCTATAAAACCAATCTTTGCCATTAAAACCCCTTACATAATAATTTTTTTAACTTTTCCATCTTTGTCTTTTTCTATTTTACCACCCATCTGAAGAGCCATTTGAATTATGCCTTTATCAGATGG